TGTTTCATTGGTTGTTACACCAGTATTTCTATCAACAGTAATTGTAACATCAATGAATTCAATGGCTTCAGCAGGAACAACTCTAATAGCAACATTCATAATATGTGGGTCTTCACTATCTTGTGTTACAGATAGAGCATATTGTTCAATACCTTCAGCTGCTTGTACACGGTTCAAGAAAGCATCAATAGAGTTTCTAGCGGCACTTCTTGTGTTAGCAGTGTTCTGCTGGAACAAGTAAGGTAGCATCATAGTTTCAAGAACCTTTTCAATGTAGTTCAAGCATCTACGAACATTGATTCTATTCAATGCGGAGTCTTTCTTCAAAGCAGTCTTTTGTCCGTATAAGCATTCACCATAACCGGCACAATCTCTTGATGTATTAACATTGATGTCATACAACTGACCAATTTCAGGGTCGGTCAAACGAGTTAATGGGCCGTTGGTATAGGTAATGTTACCACGCTGTACACCAGCAGGAGCATACCAAGGATAACCGGTCATATCACAGTAAGCCATACGGCAAGCACCAGCAACAGATTTAGGTAAGTAAATCCAAGAAGCAAGTGTTCCATTGTAATACTTGTCATAGCCAGCGTATTCGGCTACATAGGTACCATTGTTAAATGCGAACATTTTAGCTTCACCAAGCATTCTCTTAACAGATTTAGCTTCTCTTGATGTTACCTGAACTACACCAATGTCAATAGTTCTGCTAGCAGCAATTTCGGCAATTCTTCTTTGGAGAGCAGAATATCTCTGTTTTCCATTGAATGTGTCAATGGCTTCAACATTGAACAAAATGTCAAAATCGGCTTTCTGTCTATCTGTATAGAGTTTCAAACCAGCAATCTTTTCAGTTACATTATTCTTCTTTGAGTTAGAACCACCGGTCAATCCATAGATAGCGAATGTTTGATGTGGCATAGCATAGGTACCAGCACCAGTTCTTGCATCGTTTACAGAATTACGAGAAACATAGATGTATTCGGAATGACCATTGATTACATTAGGTGCGAACAAGGAATTACCTTCAGCATCCTTAGCTTGTGGGTCATTTGAAACATAGAATGATTCGGTTGGGTCTTTCAACAAAGCATCCATACCTGTTCCCCAAGCGGCTTCAGCAGTTTGGGTCTTGGTCTTGACATAGACATTTACACGATAAACCTTCTTCCAGGTCAAATCGTCTACATCGTTATCAACCTGTTCTTCATCATCAAAACGATACTTCCAGTTAAAAGCATTTTGGTGATTCAAGGCTGGAATATCAGCGGCTTCGGTTGTGATGATAGAAACACCAACATCATTACCATATTCACCTGGACCAATAGAAGCAATTATCAATTGGTTACTCTTGTTAGATACATATTGTTCAATATCACCATTACCTGGTTCATCGTCAGATTCAATAGACAAAGTATAACCATCACGATAGGTGTCATTGGTGGAATTAAGAACTTCAGAAGAGGCTAAGGCAACCATCTTTCTCATTGGTTCTTTAACTACTACACCTTCTTCATTTATTTCTTGTACACCATCCTGCCAAGGAATTACTACCTGAGAAGGATTATCTTGTACGAAAGTAGAAACTGTCAATGCCTTTGTTCCATTCTTTTCGGCAATGGTCCAGAACAAGTATTCATTGTATGGGGTTGTATTGGCTGACTTAAATTCCTTCCAATCTTCAGTGTAGATAATCTTTTCTACAAGATTTTCTTTGTATGTGTCATAATCAAAGACACCCTTTTCATCAAGTGGCTTACCATTCCATACATCGTAGTATTGTAACAAAGCAAATTCCTTTGTAGCAATTTCAGCAACATCTACACCATATTCGTCAGCAAGTTCTACAACTTTCTTCTTACCTTCATCACCCTGGCTAAACAATGTGTCAAGTGGTGTTACTTTAACATTATCATCATTCATTTCATCAACTACGATAGCAAGGGCTTCTTGCTTTGTGTTGAATCCATATTCACGGAATTGAATACCAACGGTTTGACCAACAGAATCTTCAAATTCTTTTTGTAGAACATAGTGTGTTTTGTTTGTTACATCGTCCCAATCACGGAATTGAATCTTGACAGCATTTTGTGGTTCTGTACAATAAGCATCCTTATCTTGTGAACCACCTGCATAGAAACTATCTTTTACGAAAATTTC